CTAACAGGAACATCAAAGTAAGATCTATTAGAGGCACTAGTAGCACAATCTCTAGAGTACACTCCTGAGAGATTATGAGGGCTTCCATCAGCAAAACTAAATGATGATGGGATAAGCCCTAAAGGGTAGTAATCTACTAGAGAACTTGCTCCATTGTAGAAGGAAGGCATGTTCCACCCAGTTCTATCGTACAATCCCTTTTGATCTAAAGTATTATAAAAATTTCGTCTTCGATTTGTATTTCTACTAATATTTTCAGGAACCGTAGCAGAGGTGTTTACAACAGATCGAGGAATGCTGAGGGAGTACTTGGAGCCCGTGCGATGAAAACACGGAGCAAATTCATGTGATACAGTACTCTGGCTGTCATCATAAGCTGGATAAATATCATACCCTAGTGCATACCCTGTACCCCTATCATTTACACCTGAAACTTCGGTATTAGACAGGGTTCCAGAAACCGGAGGCAAGTCTTTTATCCCCCAATGAAGGGTGGGGCACATATAATCAACCCCGCTTAAATGCTCCTCTTGAGTTAGATTGAGACGAACTCTAGGAATTGTTTTGGCTGGACTAAATTCATCTACAATGCGTAAAGTATCAATCACCTGCTGAACAGTATATTGCCCAGAAACGTCTTGAAAGAAAGTGCTGGAGAATGCTCCTGCGCCAATCGTCATATCAAATGTGGAAGACTTCCCATTCCACAAGCTTAAAGCGGTGTAAGAAGAAGTTTCAAAATTAGTTAAAATATGATCATGATTGGGGGCATACTCCTGGGAAGAAGTGTGGAACACGTAGGAGTTTCCTAAATAAAGATCAGTATCTTTAATACCTAAAACATACTCAGAAACATAATCAACAAAGGCTTCCCTATTTTTTTGATCTACACAAAACACTTTTAATTTTCTAGCGTAGTAATCAAGAAGATCGGAAGTAATCCCACAACTTTTATAAAACTTCTCTTCTTCCCACGGAGGAACTTGCGTTATGTGGTTGGGAGTTCGATAATTAAACACGAAATTAGGGTCTGCTTTGATAGCTACAGGAACCCCATTAGTAGTAATGTACTGATCTTCATAACCAGGATGGAGAAGTATATCTCCGAACCAAGCTTTACCGTTAGATAATATATTTACTCTAAAAGGTTCACTACGATTAATGAATAAGTGCGGGAACTCTTCTATAGCTCCTTGGATGATCGAGTCAACGGCTGCTCTAATATTAACATCCATATTATTAACACTATAAGTACCTACCCCTAAAGCTTCCGCAAATTCAGGCGTATATAAGTCTTCGGTGAAAAGAGGAGAGTCGGTTAATAATAAATAATAAAGAAGATTAGGGAGATACGACTCGTACATTTCCGTGATCAGACTGCTAGTATCGAGAGGATTTTGAATAATAACAGCGTCCAACGCCTCTTCTAAACCCGCTTTAGTCCCTCGCTTTTTATATAACCTTACAGCGTTAGATAATTGATGTCTCCAACCCACTTCATTAATACCGTATAAGTTCCACCCAATAAGGCTGGCAAGGTACGGCAAAAACTCAACAGGACACTCTTGAATAGAAAGTAACGTCTCTAGTGATTCTACTTCGTTGTCTATATCACGTAATAAGTAGGAAACCGCTTGAAGATATTTAGAGAAGGGACCCGTGAACTCCAAAGAAGAGAGGCGTGAGTTTGTAGTTAAGAACTCGTTAACAGCTTTTTTTACAGTATCATCTTCACGATCAATGTAAAGGGGAGAATAGATGATATCGACAAAAGTTTTGAGCTTCTCTAAATTTTGGGTTCCACTAGTAAACGTCCCTACAGCAGAGGCAAATGACTGCGGAATAAGATCAGCATTTAGCGTATTGAATCCTGCCGTAGTATTATAAGTAGGGTTAGCGGGGTCGCTTGCTGGATCTGACGCAGTATAATCGTAATAATTTTTCCAAACATAAGTTTGGTAGTCTTTTATAGCGTCATTTAAATTATAAGGGGATCCTCCATAAACAGTATTCACTAAAGAATCCAAAACTAAAGTGGAGGGGTCGTAAACAGGCCCACTTGTATTTAAAAAGTACAGCCACCCCAAATTAGTTATAAAGTACTCGTGGATTCCTGAAGCGGTGGTTTGATCATTAAATACCCCTGAATTATCCGCTAACAGCGAAGAAGAATTTAAAGTAAACATAGGAAGCATGGTAGAACTTACAAAAGCTTTAAACGCAGTCGAAGTTTCATAATCCTTAAGCTTAGTATTTAAAGGACGTAGCATACGGAAATCAAACTGTTCAGGCGTAAGATTAGTTAGCTTGTTTTGTTTTATAAAGTACCTAGAGAAACCTTCAGGAGTATCAATGGAACTATAAGATACACTATTAGGAATAGAACTTAAATGTAAAAAGGGAGACTGCCCCCCTATAGGAGAATCATTTGCGGTTGAAATTTCTTCAATGCCAACTAAGTGGCTGTTAATAATCTGATCAGTATATCTAACCTGTTGTGATCCCGCAGCCCTGTCCTCCTCAAGGTATACATCTGGAGTAATAATTTTTACTGCGTCAACAAAATTAGATTTCGAGTATTTTCTTGTCATTTAAATATAGGATACATTAACTGTAATATTATTTAACTGAATGACTTCATTAAAATCAGGAGTAATAGTGGTTTTTATATTATCAAGTGTAGAGTATCTAACACGGTTAATATTAAACAGATTTCTATTCAGTTCCTCGGGAATAAAGGGCTTCGCAAATCCGAAGCGATCATAAGCAAAAAACCCTTGAATTACCTTAGTTGCTTCTGCCTTGATACTTTCCTCATAATCCATTAAAGAAATATCAACATATAAAGTAATAACAAGATCCAAAGTTCTAATAAGACCATCCACAATAACAACCTCATCAGTAAGCATTTTCTTTTCTTGGATAGCTTCTAATAAATGTGCCTTATAGTCTAGTGTAGCTCTTTGTAGCTGGAGAGAGGTGGCTTTCTGTAAAACGAAAACATCAATTACGTTGGCAGAAGAAAAGGCTTTTCGTGTTGCAGCAGTTCCGATAGCGGCTCCTCCCGTAGGACTACTATATCGAGATACAAAGGATTGGTAGTCTCCTAAGGTTACCAAGCGATCTTGTTGTTTAAATACTAAGGGTCCGCTTATCTTTGCTTGCTCAATAGTCTCAGCGTCTACGCCTCCCGTAGCAACACTAGTGCTTTCTATCACACCTGGACTCCACACTGTAGTAACAGGGGTAGTAATAGTAGTGCTTAATAAATTTCCTCGGGTCCCCCCTCCTACTCGATAAAGAACTCTATAGCTTGAAGAGTTTGGAGGAGAGGCCCCTACCTTTCCGTCTCCAAAACGAAGAAAGGCATTATATGAATTATCATATATAGTTTCAAATATTTGATCCGTAGCCCCTGAGGCAGAAAAAAGGTTATCCACTTGGAAATACGTACCAGATAAAGGCTCCGCTGAATTAACAAAAACCTGCACACTGTTTTCTATAACAGGACCTTGAGTTAAGTTAATTGTTTTAAAGATTTCCGTATCGTCAAAAGTTCCACTCTCTTCGATTAACGCCCCTTCTAATAATGCTAAGTTACTCCAGACCGTACTAGCATCATTGCTAACTTCACTTGGCAACAACTCAATGTCTGTAGAGTTTGCGTTCAAGGAAGCAACTTTACCATTCTGAACTTTATACAGCGTATAGGTTAGTGCGCCTCCATCTAGAGGAGAAGTGACTGCTATGGTTCGGTTCTGGGCAGGGATAGTAACTTCGGTAGGGCCTCCTTCGGCTTCGGGGGTGATAGGGGTATTTAAGGATAATTTAGCCGTAGCTCCTGCGGAGGTTGGACCCTTCATTCTAATCCCAATAAGCTCCAATAGTTTTTTTACATTCCGTCGAGTTCTGGCTGTAGGTAAAAAGTTTTCATTGGCTAATGCATCAGCTTTAAAAGAAAGGACTGAGCCCATATAGGCAACTAGCTCTGTAAACATCATTCCGAAATCAGATTCAGCGATGTTCTGATAATCGTCTGTGTAAGCTGCTTGAATATACGCAACTAAGGAATCACGCAAGGTGCCGAAATCAGTAGAGGCGTAATTAATTAAAGCTTTTTTCTGCGTATCGCTGAGATTAGAAGGTAAAAGTTTCTGGAAATCGGATTTAGCAGAAATAAAAGGGATGTCGGGAGGTAAGTTATAATCTTGTGTTGTCATAGGTTAACTGCAATTTGAGCTTGCTCATTAGAATTTATAGGAGAAATAACCAAGGTTATTTTTATGCCTGGAAGGCCAAGCCCCTGCACATTATCGCCATCCATAACCTGTAAGTTTAAAATACGGACTTGCGGAAGATACTGAGCGAACCCTGTGTAAATTTCGTTTTCGATATTTAAAATTAGATCAGGAGTTATGGGCTCAAACAAGAACCGCTTTAAAGATAATCCAAAGTTAGG